CTACCTCCTTAGGGTATGAATCAAAAGTGATTCCTCAGGGGCTCTAAAGAGAACCCCTTGAGAATTACTTTCAGAGCATGAAATGCTTTCCAGTTTCAAACTAAAACTTATTGCGATAAGCAAAGGACAAAAGAATAACTAGAGCTAAGAGAGCGATACTCATTGTTTAACCTCGTCTGCTTCTTCACATAAGAACGTAGGGTGCTCTGGACGAATCTCCCCCACTGCGTAGAGTTCAGCTGCTAGTAGTTCGGCTTCTGCTGGGTTATCAGCTTCAACCTCTACATAGTCTGCTGTGGTCATTAGTACGCTGTACTTTTTCATTGTGTTACCTCCTGAATAAAACTAATTTCAATGTCTGCTTCTTCATCCTCTGAGACATACTCCCGATACTCTTTTACAAGTTCATCATCGGTATAGTTTTGATAACCAGCGAATCCCTTGAGCAAGAAAGCTTCTAAACCTTCGGGATACATTTCAAAGTGTTCAATATCTGATTGCACTAACTGCTCAATCATTTCACTTCGTTTTACTTTGATAAGTTCCTTCACTTAGTCACCTCTTTGTTTTGAATGAAACCCAAAAGAGCACCCAAAGGGAAAACGAATATACCCACAACTCTGGCAAGTGTTAACCCGTTAATCTCAGTGGCTTTAATCAATCTAACAATGTTCACTAAGTAAGCAATGAACAGAGCTAGAAATATAAATAAGACAACCATATAAATAATGAACGCTTCCATTTTTGTTACTCCCTTATTAATTCTGCATCGTTAAATTGATAAAACTCTTCACCAATAACCCAATTGTTGATAGACTCATCACCGTTTTTATGTGCTTTCATCCCCAACTCTTGGGCTTCGTCCTCGTCTTCAGCTTCAACCTCATAGACATAAGCCCATGTTTGAACACTGCCGACTGTCACCTCATAGCGTTTCTTCATCTGTACTACCTCCTTAATACAAAGCAAAATTGCTTCCTCAGGGGATCTACTGGAGAACCCCTTGAGAAACACTTTCCAATTACTGAATAAAACCAATTAAGCAACAAAAGCACCAGTAGCCCATTGGTTTAACTTAGTGGTTTCCTCTCGTGCACCACCTCGTTTCATGTCTTTAGTAAACATGCTTTTGGTTCTCTCTACTGGCTTATCTGTATATGTGTGCTTAAACGTTTTAGTCTTTTGTTTAAAGTTCGTGAACATTTCTTACTACCTCCTTAGTTAGAAGCAAAATTGCTTCCTCGTGAGCTCTATTGCTAGAGCCCACTGAGAAACAATCACCCGCCTGTTTAACGGGCTTGTCTTTTGTTCGCTTTAGAGTAGAGGCAAGCAACTACTCCAGTAATCTCGCAGTCACTTACAAGGCTTAGCTCCTACCATAAGTCTAGTTCTCCACCACAGAGAACGCATGTAAGTTTTACTCATTACAACCGTACAGAGAGTTTAGGTATCTGGGTAACCACTGTTAGTAATTTATTTAAGTTCTGCTCTCATCCCGAGAGCTCTAGAACACAATCAAACCTTCAGTAAGTTCGACTCTACACGAATTAGTTACATATCGGAAACTATTTATTCAAGAAAACATCAAAAAACAGGTAAAAATGAGGTATTGAGACTGAGTAACCCTAAGAGAATCAAAGGGTTATAAGCTATTTCCCACAGTATGAAATAGTTTTATATAAGAAATTAATGTTTAGCTGTGCTTGGTGCTGTTCTGGGTGCTGCTCTATGTTCAAAGAGCTTCGCTCCTGTGTTATGTGTAACAAACTACACAAAAGCTAGATACAAAATGTTTCTTATTGTGTACATATGTATGCGTTTTGTATCTTATGAGATACATGCATAGGTTTGTACTGTAGTGCAATAATTTAGTGCTCATCCTGCATCAAAATGTAATGGTTACTATAGAGTCTTTAATGAGTCCTTAAGGGTGCTAATGGGTTACTAATGAGCCATTAACTTTATAGTCTCCATGTATTAACTTTATAAATGGTTAATAGAGCCCATATCTTGGGTTATCAACCATCACCATGGTTAATATAAATTTGATCAAGCGTGGCTAACGCAACCCCTAAGTTACTCGTGGGTTACTCATTGGGTACTCATTAGAGCCCTGTAGAGCCCCTCAGGTGCTTCTCTATTTCTACTCATGTCATGCCATTGGTTTAACTCGTGATGTGCTTGTATGTTCTCTATTGGGTTAATAGAGGTGTTACCTGAGGGTTACCCACTGGGCACTAACGAAAAAAAGCCACAGATAGGGTATTTTAGGGAAATTGCACCAAAATAGTGCATACTCACTTACTTACCTACCTGTGGTTACCCTTTAGGGGCATTATTGGGTACTCAGTGGATATATAATCCACCGTTACTCCTATATAAATCAACGACTTAGCACGTTATCTGTGCCCATTGTGTCACCAGCTGGGACGTGCAGCCGTCAAAACATGCAGCCAAAAAAACGAGGGGGCACGGGGGGAATCGCAAAACAATTTTGTCTCGAGTGCCCAAACAAATTTTTGTAACAAAATATTCCCAAGGGGAACCCCTGAGGGAAAACTTTGGGTTACTCCATCGTATATTTCTGTAGTGTCTCTAAGAGCGAATCGTATTTATCGATCTCTTCTAGTTCCCTCTGTAGGGCCTCCATGAGATCACTTTGAGATGTACCTACAGGGTTACCTAGAAGGATCTCTAGATTAGCGTAGTGCTTATCTATGTGTCCTCTGAAGTGACTAGCTGCACTGTTGAGTAGTAGTTCTCTATACATCTTCTGTTCCTGTAACGTTGATTAGGTCTAATGCTTTCTTGGAGACCTCTATGCGATCTTGGAGGCCTATGGTGCCCCCGTTGACAGCTCTGGATATCGCTGGGATGTCCCAGTCATCTGCGAGCTTGTTGAGGTTTCTAGAGTTCCAGAACCACCCTGCACTCATGATGGCATAGTGGGGTTCTTCTAGGAGCTCTGGGTTTGCTACTAGGTCCACCCTAAGGGATTCAGCACAGGCCTTGTAATTGGATTTACCGGTAACTTGGATTGCTCCTCTACCTCGGTATTTCCATCCATCTCCGGATTCTTCTGGTCCGTTTCCAAGTCTGTCTGCGTAGACTTTATTAGCAATCTTTTCAGGCTGTCGTTCATATTGGGTAGCTATATCTGTAGTTGGGAATCTCTTGGGCCATGTAGCCATGAGACCTTTAGCACCGTAGTTAAGGTTTTCAACTAGGGTCTTAAGGTGACCTGATTCATGTAGTACTTGTCCTAAGAATGCAGCTTTTCTCTTAGGGGTATCCATGGAGTACATATTGAAACAAGAATTAAGGGGTTTAATAAACCCTATAGGTATACCTAAGGTTAAACCTTGAGTTTCATTCATAGTTTTCTCTTATTAGTTTTTATAAGGGGGAGGGTGTACCAACACCCGATAGAAATATCCTATGAGCAACTAAAGGATATCTTCATGATCAATTTATTTAATACCTATAGGTACTCATGAAGGTAATCTTTAGATACCTATAGGTATATTTATTTATTGGTCTCTTTATTACGGTAGTAATAATTTTTCTATAGAGCATTACATGTTTACCTATAGGTATACATATAGGTTTTTTAACCTAGGGGTTATCAACAGATATCCAAAATTTCTATCATGTTGATATTGTTCATAGTTTTTTTCTATGAGGTATACCTAGAATCAAGGTCTCTTGTATGTCTAGGTATATCTGGTTCTTATAAATCCACAGTTGGGATGAACAGTGTTCCTTCGGTCAGGGGTAACTATTTAATAGCACTGTTATACCCATGCCACCTAGGTTCCCTCTGGGGTTTACCTAGGACACTACCAATAAAGTTCTTTAGTTCTCGATCTAGGAAGTCTCCTTTGATCTTGTCTACAGCTTTATTGTTGTCTCTAGCCATAGCTTCTGTCCAGAAGGCTACAGCAATTGCTAGAGCATCTAGTCTATCGTCATGAATTAGGGCTCCTCTATCTCTAGTGAGTCTAGTCATTTGATAAATCATGGAGTACTTAGGGTCACTAGCTGTATCAAAGTCTCTTTGGATTAACTTTTGGTCTACCACTAGTCTATGTTGGCCCATGACAGGTTCTAAGGTATCGATGATCCTCAGTTCTTTCTGTTGACTGTGTCTCACTTCTTCTACTGAGCATGGATAGATACGACCTAATACAGGCTTTAATAGCTGGGAGAACATACCATCACCAAAGTTACTCTCTACGATGATCTGTTTTACATTGTTTCTCTTAGCTGTCTCAGCTAGTTTGGTTAATGTTTCCTCAGAGTAACCCCCTGAGTAACCTCCAGCATCAGTTAGGAATAGATTTCCAGCTAACATCTTCACTACAGCATAGCCAGTTTCGTCTTTACCTCTACCGGATGGGTCAATAGACATCACTGCACCAGTGTAATCATGCATATCATCAGAGTGCCACATGGGTCTGTAGTATCTATCTCCAGTTAGAGCTACGTTAGGTAGGTCTGAGATACATAATTCTGGAGATGTAGCCCAAGCTACCTTGAGGTGCCCCATGGTTGGATTCAGATTCTGAATAATGAGATCTGCAATCTTCAATGGGTATCTATCAGCATCACTTAGAGTGGTATCCAGCATGAACTGCATGGCATAACCAGCTTTACCATAGGATGCCCTACGTTCCTCTAGGTCTTCTATACCGAATCGCTTAGGATCTGTAGGTTGTCCTACTAGTTTGTTGTCTTCTGATAGCTTCTTAATGATGAATGGTGCTAGGGCACCCTTGTATCCTTCTACCTTTTGGACAGTTGGATACTCAGCTGGCCACACCCTTAGCTCATAGCCTCGTTCTGGTAGCTTGTTGTATAGGGACATCTCAGTTTGAGGTGTACCTAAGTAGATGATCCTAGCGTGATCTAGAGGTTTCAAGATAGCATCAAACTCTTTTACAAGTTCTGATAGCTTATCTCTACCAATTTGGGTAGCTGAGTTATTGATAACCTCAATATCGTCAGCAATGATTAAGTCAGCACGTGAACCTGTTAATTGACCAGTGATACCCACGGATTTCACCGAGGGACTATGGTCAGGTAATGCAGGTCCTACATCGAATGAGAGCATAGAGTCTCGCTGTCCTTCATTAGCCTGAAGGTGCTGCAAGATTGGCATCTCTTGAATAAGTCTTTTAACGAATGAGGCGAAAGCATCAGCTCGTTCTTTACTAGCTGAGACCACAAGGATCTTCAACTGGGGATTGTTATAAAGTACCCAGCATACGAATGCTGAGGTCAACCATGACTTACCTACTCCTCGAAAAGCTTCGATGATGGAACGCTTAGGTCCATTCTGTAAGTATTTAGCAATGTCATATTGAACTGGTGTGGGGTCTGGGAGATTAAGAGTCTTCCAAGTTAGGTAAACAAATTGCCTAAAATCCTTAGCAATAGGATTCTCTGTGTTTTGGTCTACGGACATACTTATTTTTATCTTTCATTCTCCCTGACCTGTTTAAGCGTATAGCGTATTTATGGACGTAATTTCTCATAGGTAAGGGGGTAGGTAGGGTCACTAGGAGATCTCGTCTCCTAGGTACCTTTAAATCGATTTAAGTAACTATTTCTGATTAGTAACAGTTTCAGATAAAGCTTTATGTTTAGATCTACAGTCACCATACTGGGCTATTAGCCCTTGGGTGTACCCAGCGAAATTACCTAGGTTAGTACCTTTGAATTCCTCTAGGGGAGCACAGGGTTCTACTAGGTTACTTTGCACTGTTGGAGCTGTTGACTGAACGATTGATGAGCTCACGCATCCCGTCAGGAATAACGCAGCTGTAGTTATTAGGATTATTTTTGATTTCATTATTGATCTCGAGTTCTATGGTCCGCTGGGTGACCCTCTGGTTTGATCTAGATTTCTCATACTGAGCTGATATGGCAGCATTCTGAGTGCTGAGTTCAGCAATTTGTTTCTGAGCTTCTATTTGTTTCTCTAACCAGCCTGAGCGTTCCCAGCGGACTCCTACAAAGAAGACCGCTAGGATTGCTATAGCGAGACCAGCAACTTTAATCATTGCTGGGCTAATAGGAAACATGGTTAGGCCGGAGCTGTGACTGTTACGTCTACTGTTACAGGAGCATCCTCAGCGTTTGCTGATGTGAATGTTGCTGTGTAGTCACCAGCTGCTGCGTATACATAGGTGCTGGTGTTAGTGGTTGTAGTTAAAGCTACTGTTTCTGAACCATCTCCGTAGTCTAGTGTTCCTGCACCTTTAGGTAACACAGTGAATAACACTGAGAGATCTGTAGGTACTGCTGTTAGTGTATATACCACCGGTACATATGGTGGCTCTGGTGGAGGCCCCCACTGTGGTGGAGGATTAACAATGTCTGCCTTGCGTGAGCCGGGGGCTTGACCTGTGGTGTAGCCAAGGCCACTACCGGGAGCTGTTGTTGCAAAGATGCCAGAAGCTGTTTTGCGGAGTACACCTACTTTAATAAAGTTACGCACTGTGTCAATCACTGTGCCTGTCTTAGCGTACAAAATTACTTTGTCATCTAATTCATAGGGAAATTCTGCTGGTTTCATTAGCGTTGAGCCTTTCTTAGGGGGATTACGTT